TATGATGCAATGTCTCAACAAACAATCGTTGTCCCAACTCCAAGTGGTGGTAGAGATAATAGTAGATATAATAGCAGTGCTGCTGGTGGCGTTGCATTTATGCCGATTGGTGGGGGAGATTCTTATGATCCATTTGATTTCCTGGCAATGGGTGGTTAAATAGAAATGAGAGGTAATAACAAATGTCAAATCAGATAATATCAAAAAGCGCAGAATCATCTTTTATTGATAAGATTGATATTGTTTCAAATAAAAATCAAAGTAAGAATGTAAGTGTTGCTGGTGGTACAATTCTCTTGATGTATTATGAAAGCATTCTACAAGATTCTATAAAAGCAACTATAACTTTTGCAGACACTGGAAATTCAATTGATAATAAAACAGTCATTGAAGGACTTCCTATGGTTGGCCAGGAAAAAGTTTTTCTTAAGTTTAGAGATAACAATGAACAAACTTTAGATTTAGTTTTGTACATAAACAAAGTTACTCCTCTTGCCGATGATACTACTAAATCTATGGTTCAAATAGATCTTGCATCTAAAGAGTTTATTATGAATGAAAAGGTAAGATTGAATACAAGATTTGATGGGAGAATATCTGATCACATTAAAAGAATATTAACAGATCCAAATTATTTGGGAACAGAAAAAAATGTTGATATAGAAGAGACTTCTAATGATTATAACTTTATTGGAAACAATAAAAAACCTTATTATGCAATGAACTGGTTATCAAAAAGAGCAGTTCCAAATCTACCTAATGCAAAAGGAAATACTGCTGGATATTTTTTCTTTGAAACCTCTGAAGGATTTAAATTTAAATCAATAGACTCTATGTTGAGTCAAGAAAAGAAAAAATCAATCATTTATAATCAAACTCCAGATTCAAGAGGTGTAAATATTCCTGCTGGATATGATATGAAAGCACTTGATTATTCAAAGGATAATCGTGTAGATGTGCAGGAGAAATTAAAAATGGGAGCATTCTCTACGCGAACAGTTTTGTTTGATCCATTTAATTGTTATTATGAAGTTATTACTCCAAATGCAAAACAAATTGAAAAGAATGATGGTATTAAAACTGCTGGTAAAGAACTACCTGTTCTAAATCCAGAGTTTAATAAAGGAGGAACAAACAAAGAATTCTCAAGAACAACTTATATGCTTCTTGACAGGGGTACTCTTCCTGTAGGAGATACAAAACAACAGATTGAAAAATCCACAAAAGAAAATTTTGAACCTAAAAATATTTTAAATCAAGCAATTATGAGGTATAATCAGTTATATTCTATTAAGACTACAATCACTATACCTGGAGATTTTTCATTACACGCAGGAGATGCTATCTTTATAGATGCTCCAGAACTTGCTCCTGAAACAAAGGAGGTGAGTAAAGAAAATGGAGGTCTATATATTATAGCAGATTTATGTCACTATATTTCCCCCAAAGAAACTTATACAAAACTGAATTTGGTTAGAGATTCTTTTGGTAGAATTGGGAATCACACCTCTGGTAAAATACCATTATGACAAACAAATATAAAATATATGAGGTTCAATAATTAATGGAAGGTGGATCCTTATTTAATTCAGGTTTTCTTGGTGCAAGTTTTAGTTGGTGGGTTGGTCAAATTGCCGACGACTCTACTTGGCGCGATAATATTTTGCCGGGAAAATTTGAAAATGGTAATGCAATTCCTGGATGGGGATATCGTTACAAGGTAAGAATTATTGGTCTTCACGATCAAGGAGAAAATGAAATTGAATCAGTAGAACTTCCTTGGGCACAGGTAATGTATCCTGTGACTGCTGGTGGTGGTCAAACATCCGCAAGGCAAACTTCAAATCTTCGTCAAGGAATGATGGTGTTTGGTTTCTTTTTGGATGGTCAGGATCAACAGGTCCCAGTAATTATGGGAGTACTTGGAAACAATCAACAAACATTATTATCAAATACAATTGGAGATAATAGAGTTACTAATCAAACTCCCGGAAGTTTGGCTACAAGTGGATATGCTGTAGGACAAAACCCACCAAAAGGAACTGCTGCACCATTAGTTCCGGATTCTAATCTAACTACAAGTGGACCAACAATTGAAGGAGTTAATGCTGTTCATTTACTTTCAACTGCTGATGTAAAAAGAAGTGAACTTTATAATATAAAAATATTTATGGCAGATCCTAATGATCTTACAGGATCTGCAATGAAAGGAATTCAAATTGAAATAGAAAATCTTACTAAAATCCTTGATAAAATTGCACATGCTGCAAATTCAGTTATAGATGCTATTTCTGAAGTTACTGCAAGAAATAGTTGTTTAAATGCAATTAATCAATCTGGAAAAAAAATTGCACGTTTTCTTAAAATAATTTTTTATCGTATATATTCTTTTTTGGAGAAGGAAGTTAATATACTATTATCTCCAACAGTAGATTTATTATTTCCAAATGAACGATATAAATATTTGGATATAAAGGAGATTTTGACGCAAATTCTCAATTGCCTATTCAAACAACTTATTAATGAGTTGCCATCATTGGTTACTTCGTACCTTAGTGATTTAATTAGTTGTGATCGTCCACCAAGTCCAGAAGGTGCAGCACCATTTGTACCAATGTGTGTTGCAGAAACTTTAGCAGGAGATATATTTTCAAGTAAAAAGGAAAAAATACAAGGTGAATTGGATAAAGTTTTTGGAGTTGTGAATGGATTTTTGGGAGATATTAGTAATCAACTTGGCAATTTATCTCAAATTTCTGAAATAGCAGGAATCGCATTAAATCTAGTTTCTGCTTTGAATTTTGATAATTTAAAGTTAAATTTCTTTCCTTGTGATCTATTAGCAAATAGATCAGCTTCTGATTATTATACAATTCAAAGTGGCGGTGGTGGGATTACAGAACAACTATTACCTATTCTTGCAAATGTTGCTAAAAAATTCACCGAAGATGTAAATATAACACCATCTCAACAAATTCCATTTGCTCAACCAACTAGAACTGAACCTATAAATTATTCCGATAGAAGAACATCTCCGGAAGAAATCCAAACAAGAAATATAGCATAAGAATATGAGTATAATAATTTCTCCTAATCCAACCAAAAATAATATTAGAGTGGGGTATATAGATCCTGAACTAGGATATATTGATAATGTAAGTGTAAAACAAGCAAATAAATACGCAAAAAATAATCCAGGAACTTCATTTATTTTTACTGATGGTGGTAATAATGTAAACTATTTGAATATTAATCAAGTAAATGAATTGACAGGACAAGAATTGTTGCCAACAGAACTTTGTGAAGGAATAGTAGATAAACCTATAAAAGAACCATTTATACGATTTTCTGGAGGTGGTGGTATAGGTGCTTTTGCAAATGCTGTACTTGGTGAGGATGGATCAATTTTAGCCGTTGATCTTGAATATGGTGGAAATGGATATCAATATCCACCTACTGTTTTTGCTAATGATTTTTCTGGATCTGGTAGTGGTGCAGTATTTAGAGTGATTTTGGATGATGGTACTAGTACTGATGGAGGTGGCACTGTTCTTGATTGTAGTGCCCTAGATCAAATTTCAGAAGATTATGTTGATTTTGAGGATGATATTGAAGATTTTGGAAGAGTATATAGTTTAAATGGACAAGATGTTGGTCCTTGGGAACCAACATCTTATCTGTATGTGGCACCAAATAATGTTCAAGCATTCATTGATGCATTAAATGCTCCTCCCACACCAAGTTCTGCATTAAATGCCTCTCCACCATCAAATCCTGTGTGGAATACAAGAAGAAATAAACCTAATAGAATTGTTTCAACAACTCCTTATAGAGTTAATGCATCAATTCCATATAATGTCTCTGATAGTAGGTGGTCAAATTTTTTAAATAAGTATGCAATCTCTCCGATTCCATCATCAAATGTACCAGGAAGTGATCATCCAGGTCTTTATGTTTTTGAGTGGGAAAATAATTTCCCTACAACCGGACAATATATTTTTAGAGGATGTGCTGACAATCAGGCAATACTGTATATTGATAATATAAAACAAGCAGCATTAAAAGGTTTTACGGGAACAGCATCTCCCATATCTACACCAACAATAACTCAAGGAATACATAAAATTAGAATTGATGTGTTAAATGAGACTGCCTGGTCCAATAATTATCAACCTATAAAATATATAAATTTTGGTTTGTTTAAGAATCAACATACTGTTTTTAATACCGTAGATTTTATTGATAAGGCAAATAGAACTCTTTGGAGAGCAAATCCATATGGAAGAGGAGGGCTATTAAGTTCTCATGGTATTTGTCCATTTGATAATGTTAATCTTGTTGCTGGAGAAAATTATGTGGGGACGCATACCATTGTTTGGGAAAACGTTAGGTTTCCGCAATCAAGAGAATATTTAATTCGTATAGAAGTTGATGATTCGGTAGTTTTAAAAATTGGAGATAGTATCGTAATTTCTAAAACTGGTACAAGAACTCTTGATCGATTGCAAAATATTCCACAAGGTAAATATAATATTACTGCAGAATTGACTCAAAGAGCATTACAACCTGGTGATGGACCTTCTTTTAAAAATGTAAATCCAATGGCATTGGCAATTGATATCAGTATTCCTACACTCGTCTCACCAAGAACTGATCTTTCATATAAGATAAACCCAGTTGCGGTTTCTATGAGTATTGATTATCCCAAACCAACATCAGTAACACCAGTAATATCAGCAATACCAGAAATTCCAGTAATACTACCACCACCTCAAGAGGGTCCTTGTCCACCAAATCCATTTTGGAGCACAAGATTTCCTAATTCAAGTGAACGATGGTATCCAGCAATATTTCCAACTTGGAGTAAATTTACAAATCTTTATGCAATTTCTCCAGTTCCTCCATTAAATTCTGGTGGTGATGGTGCCGGGATAGTTTTTAGAAATTCATGGACTATAGATGCTCCTTATAGTGGTGAGTATGGTTTTAGGGGAACTGCCGATACTATTGGTAAATTTTTCGTGGATGAGAAAGAGATTGCCAGATTACAAGGATTTGGTACTAAAAGACCAGAAACTATAAGATTTAATCTATCAGAAGGTAGGCATACAATTGCGATTGAAGTTGAAAATACTCCTCTACCTGGTAGTTTACCAACTCCACCATCACAAAGTACTGCATTAAATGCTTCTGGAGCAGGCGTATTTACACCTTCAAATCCTCGTAGAATAGCAAACAGAACAACATATGATCTCACATATAGATTAACAATACGAGATTATAAATCTGAAGATCTTGTGAATGTAACTTGGAACATAACTGGTCAAGGAGATATTGGAACAGGTTTTAGATTTACATTTACAGAGGAAAATGTTGGAAGGGACTCACAACCACGACATTCTTTTACAATAGGAGAAGCAAGTGTCATCCGCCCCAATAAGACTGAAGTTAGAAGAGTAAAACCAAATGTTAATTATAGAGTAAGAGTAACATCAGATGGTGGTAGAGTACAAGATGATCCAAACAAGCCCTTTGTGGATAGAGATGATTTTCCAGGAATCCAAGTAGGAACACTAGAAGGAGGAAAACGTGATTTCAAACAATTACGTAATGCTCTAGTTACAAACAAAAAATCTAATGCTGCATTTGCTGATGCAGTAGTCACTGCAAATGATTCTAATGATATAAGAATCGTTGCATTTTCTGTGGATATACCAGTAAAACCACCAGTTCCGTCACCACCACCAACTCCTTGGGGAGATAATCCAATTGGTGTAAGTGCTGTTATTATTGCTTGTTGTCCCAAAAGAGCAGGAGGTAAGGGTGTTGTTATTGAAGTAATTCCTGAAGAACCTGGACGGTTTCTTCCACCTCCTCCTGGCCCCCCTGGTCCTCCTGGTCCTCCTGGTCCTGGTATTCCTGTTCCCCCTGGTCCTCCTGGTCCTCCTGGTCCTGGTATTCCTGTTCCCCCTGGTCCTCCTGGTCCTCCTGGTCCTGGTATTCCTGGACCTCCTACATATCCAGTATCTTTAG